CTTTAATCGTAACCCACACTTTAGCCTTACGAGGGCAGTGGGAAAAAGAAATAGAAAAGGTTTTCGGGGTTACGGCGGGTGTGATTGGCTCAGGGAAGTTTGAGATCGATTCGCCTTTCGTCGTGGGAAATGTGCAAACTTTGTATCGAAATATCGACAAAATCACAAAGGAGTTCGGTACTATTATACTTGATGAGATGCATCATGTAAGTAGCCCTACTTTTACACGAATTGTTGATGCTTCAAGAGCAAAGAACAAAATCGGTTTAACAGGAACCTTGCAACGAAAAGACGGAAGACATGTTGTGTTTCGGGATTACTTTTCGAGTACTGTATTTAAACCACCAAAAGAGAATTATCTTACACCTAGTGTAGATATTATAAACTCTGGTATTCGTTTCATGGACGGCAATGTTGACTGGGCTACTCGAGTCAACTCACTTGCATATGATTGGCAGTACCAAAACATGATGGCTATGCTCGCCGCAAGTTATGCAGCGAAAGGTCACAAAGTTCTATTAGTAGCAGATAGAGTTGATTTTCTAAAGAGTTGTGCAAGGCTCGTAGGAGACAATGCAATCTGCGTAACAGGAGATATTCCTCACGCGCAGAGAACAGAGATGATTAAGGAAATCTTTCACGACAAAGATATACTCTTTGGCACACAAAGTATCTTCTCAGAAGGTATCAGTTTAGATTGCCTTAGTTGTCTCATTTTAGGTACGCCTGTAAACAATGAGCCTTTGCTCACACAGTTAATTGGGCGTGTAATAAGAATGTATGACGGAAAACCACAGCCTAAAATAGTAGATATCAACTTACATGGTCGAACAGCTATAAAGCAGGCGTCGGCTAGAAGGGGATATTATATGCGACAGGGCTATGACGTTTTTGATATATAGCATGAAAAAATATATCTTGACACGGAGTTAAAAGTTTGTTATAATATGTTATTCTATAATTGGGAAAAAGTAAAAAGGGAAAGCAACGGGAGTGTCAAAGATATTTTGACAATACTCCATATACTTACCTATAAGTTACCACCAGTGAATAGATACGATAGAATATACAAATTCTGGACTAAAAGTTTTCATGGGGATTCGTTCCTAGTAAACCCAGAGGCGTTGTTCATTCAAAGAAGGGGATACTCAGATAGTGAGATTGCGCAGTATGCAGGTATCGCATCATTACGTAATTATTTCGAGTATCAAAAAAAATAAAGATACCACATTAGACCTCCTCCACTTTACAGGGGATGAGGACAGTATTAAAAACAATAGATTACTACGAATAGAAAATGACAGAATACATTTTTTGTTTGAAGAAATCACTTTAAAGGAATTAAAATGGCAATAAAATTTAATCAAACCAAGGGCGAAGCCCAAAAGAATAAAATCGACAGTTATCAATATGTCGAAGGCGACAACGTAGTAAGAATGGTAGGGGATATGCTTCCTCGCTATGTTTACTGGTTGAAAGGCGAAAACGGTAAGAATTTACCATTCGAGTGTCTATCATTCGATAGAGACGCAGAAGCATTTACCAATGTAGAAAAAGACTGGGTGAGAGAATATCATCCTGATCTTAAATGCGGTTGGTCTTATGCAATCCAATGTATTCATGACGGAAAAGTCAAAGTACTAAACTTAAAGAAAAAATTACTCGAGCAGATAATGGTTGCAGCAGAAGATCTTGGTGATCCAACTGACCCTAGTACTGGTTGGGATGTTTACTTTAAAAGAGTCAAGACTGGACCAATGGCTTATAATGTTGAATATCAACTACAGGCTCTCAAATGCAAACCAAGAGAGTTAAGTGAATCTGAAATGGAACTCATTGCAGAACTTAAGTCAATGGACGAAGTACTTACTAGACCGACAGCGGATGCACAGAAAGAATTACTCGACAGATTAAGAGAAGGCGCAAGCAACTCTACACCTGACGAAACTGTTTCTGACGAATTCGATATTTCTTAGGAGAGTATTATGCTTACAGTAGGAAATAAATTCCCAAAATTTAGTATGCAAGGCTGCAATGATACAAA